TTTAACTAATTCTTTATCCATAATCATAGTTTTGAATTTAGTAATATTATTATTATAAATTGACCTAACCATGTTATAACAAATGTCTGTTGTAAAAATTTCTTCTTTAACTATTTTAGAAATCCTGTCAATAGTTGATTTTTCAACTTTATTTTTATTAGCATAAACATCCAAATAGTTAACAATTCGAGTAGCTAAAGTTGAAGCAATATCTGCTCTGTATTTATCATCTTTACCAACAATTGATTTCAAAGTAGTCATAACATATTTTTCATCCTGTTCAAAAATATTTTCAGGTGAAATAATCTTATCCAACTTATTATTGATAAACATAGTAAACAAACTACTAAACTCAGGCCCAACTGAACCCTCACCAATCATTTGAATCAAAGGCAAACTATCTTCAAAAGACTTAATAGAACTAATACTATTAAAAAACATTGAAACACTTCTACTATTAACATCAGTAGTGACCAATTCTGGATTCATCAACAAAAAGTTAATACAACGACCATCAATGTCATTTTCCTCAGCCCATTTAGCCCAACAATCTTTATCAAACTTAAGTTGAACACTAATGAATCGAGTTTTTTGAGCATTATCAATACTATTAACTAAATAATCTCCATTATCAGGATTAGCAGTAAGAATAATATGCCAATTTTTAGGTAATGTCCAACTAATATATTGTTGACGGTCAATCAACTCCATAACAGCTTGAATAAACCTAACATCTGCTCTATTCCAATCATCCAAAAGCAAAATACCACCTTCTTCTTTACCACTAATCCATTCGGGTGGACAATAACTCATTCTATTTAAACCTGTTGAATAGTAACCTTGTTTACGTTTTTCTTCTATAACATTTTCATCAACCCAAATTTTATCTCCCTCTTCATCTCTTTGCATTTCAAACTGTCTAATTGGAAAACCTACCAAGTCACCAATTTCTTCAATTTGGGATAGGTTCAATTTTACAAAGTTAAGATTTTGCTCTTTAGCAAGTTGAATAATGGCGGAAGTTTTACCAATACCACTTTCACCTATAACTTCAACACTAACAGGTGATTTTCCTTGCTCTTGCAAAAAACGATTGTTGTCGATAATGTGGGTCAAAAAACTTTTGAGCTCATTAACATTAATAGAAATTAGATCTTTTATCATATAACCACTTCTTTTTTAAGTTCATTATTATCGTAATAGGACAGAATAAATTGTTCTATAACGTTTATATTGGCTTTATTTAGGACATATAGTTTGATATTGTCCCAATGTTCTTTAGTAGAAACAACACCCGAAGTAGGTGCGTTTTGATTTTTGTACTTTAATGTGTAAATACCGAATGTTTTATCTTTCATAACCTTAATTTAGTTTAATATAATATCTCTATTTTTGGATTCCAAGCCAGCTTTTAAAAAGGTGAGTTCGAAGTCCTAATATACATCTATCCGTATATACGATCATAATGGACTAAACATATGTCCCATTTCTTCAATGAGAAAAATTGCTTCTCCACTTTGGATGTCAAAAAATTCCCTATCATTACGGGTACGACAGTAATCAAGTTTGGCATGAAGTGCTTGCTCAAAATCAAACGGGCGAGAGCACTTGTAATGATAAGCTAGTTCCCAATCGTTAACTACACCAGCATTATTAATTTGTTGTAGTCTTTTAGTAGGATGATTGGTAGTCATACCAATCTTACATTTACCAGGAAACTGTGTATTAACGAGGACATAAACATAACCGCCAAGTCCATTTTTAGGTGACTCATCGGCGTTATGAGACCCTATATGACGGAAATACATGTAGTCTTCCCAACCGTCCTCGTCCGGGAAACGTGGGTTAACTGAAGGAACACGTGTGTGATGGGTTACTTGTCCCATTCGTGATCCACCTAGGCCATCCGGTTTGATCTCAATTTGGATATATTCTGGATTATTTAGGATTTGTTCGGGAGGGAGGAAAGTACTCATACGCGGAATTTGTTAGTGTCAAAACTTTTTTTATACAAACCAATTATCATCATCGTCCTCATCTTCATCTTCCCACCATTTAGGAATGTTATCTTCATCTAGAATAATTCCTTTTTTGGCAAGTTCATCAAGAATGATTTGTCCGAGGGCTCTTGTATCATCATTCATATCGGGATTCTCATAACCCAATTCATTCAATTGGGCCATTACTTCCCTCATTTCTTTCTCTGTTGGTGAGTTATAGAACTCGTCATTAGCGACCCAAAACTCACCATATAACACTTCTGCCATATCTGAAAGAATATCTCTCTTATCTAGTAGTTCCTTAATCTTCTTGTTCATTGTTCTTTTCAAAGATCATATTAACACCAATCAAACCAAAACAAGTACCTAAGAAAAAGCTAGAAATAACTTCAAAGACACCTGAGGTGAACATACTGGCAATACCAAATGCTAAACCTAACAATGCTAAGAGAGCATTTGATTTTCTAATATTAGATTTACCATCCATTAAAACATTCATACGAGCTGCACCAAACATAGCTGAACTTAGAACTAAGAAGATCAAAAACGCATCTTCAAGACCTTTAAACAAACTAGTGATAGCTAACACTAACATACTTAATCCTACAACATTCAAATTTACTTTTTTCATAACCTTTATTTCTTAATATATCTAAATATAATATCCTTATTTACGGAAGCCAAACCTTAGTATTCAAAAATTTCAATAACGAAATCACAAATAACAACTATCAACATAAATGGTAAAATAGTTTTAATTAGACCAAAAACCAATCTGACAATACCACCTGCTATTTTCCAAACTAGTTCTGCTAATCCTGCTAAAACTAAAATCACTACAATTGTTAATACCCAATAAATCATAACCTTTTATTTTTTAATATACCTAAATATACGTATATATTCCTCGATAGCCAAACCTTTTATTAAAGCTCTTTTTTTGGATTTATAAATTTTTCTCCCGGTTGGTAAAATGGAAATTACATTTATGTTATGGGGGATATAAGTATATACACATCGATGCGTAAAAGTTATTTTCGAGCTGAATTTACATCTAAATCCTTTTTCCCATATATCCAAACCTATAGTGATAACAACGCACGTGGTATTTTATGCGCATATACCCCGTACACGGTACGTACGTACGCAGGCAGTACACCGTAAGGTGCACCACCAATATAATAAATAAATAAAGGTTTCTATTTTGCGTTTTTGATTTCTTCTAGTTTTTCTTCCAAACGTGCTTTATCAAACGGGTCCATTTGTCGTCCTAGTGTCTCATCAACATAATTCAGTGTTTCATATAGCATATTGAATTTATTTATCTGAATATCATCATTATATAGCATTTCACCAATTACGGCCCCATAGAGTCGTCCTGTTGCCGAGGCATACTTCATAGACATGTCTATCATTTTATCCATTGCATCCATATTATAGTCCTGCTGCTTTATAAATTGCAATTACGGCCGCAGCCACAAACATCACACCCATAGCCAATACAGCTGTTCCAATAATACATTCTTTAATAAACTGTTTCATAACCTTAATTTCTAATATACCTAAATATAACATCTATGATTTGGAGAGCCAAACCTTATTTCAAACTGCTTCTGTAACGGTAGTGGTAACACTGAACATATCCGCCACACAACGTTCCGAACGTTTTAAAAAACTTATCATCTACATCGGCTGTTACTTCTGCTCCATCACCACCAACACGTACCTTAATATTACTAGCTGTCATGTTGTCATGAATGTGCTTACTCAAGGCACGATTCAATTTCATCATGTTTGAGGCAATAAATTGCTCACGGAAATTATCCATCCAATTTTTACCTAACATCATTCTCAATTCGGCAACCATATTAACTTCATCCTTAGTCATGAAGCGACGGCTGCCACTGTAACCGGGCTCAAAACTTGTAGGCAATACAAATTTGCTCAACTCACTATTCCATGTACGGTGTTGAGTCAAGTAAATATATTTTTCAGCACTACCATATGATTCAATACTGTTATTGTACTTAGATATAATAGCGTTTCCATCAACTTGCATCCAAGCTAAAAATGCATCCAAACGTGCAACCATTTCGTTAATTTGCTTATCAGCCAATTGTTCAACAATTACTTTAGCTTCTTTTTGGATGTTAATTAATGCGTTACCTTTCATGACCTTTATTTCTTTATTATGATATAAATATAACATCGTTCCCCTGGGGGGCCAAACAGGGGGTTAGGGGGGTGTATATATTTCTTTTTAGAGTGAGAGGCTTGGCCTCGCAATGAAAGGGGGTTAATGGTGCCTTAACTCTATCCCATACACCCGTCCCCTATTGTTCCACATATTATACTTATCTACACATATTAGGATATCCGTATGGCATGTGCTTGTCACACGTTACGCAAGGCCAATTAATCCATTACCGTCCGATTCAGTATCGTCTGTTTCCTCATTCAACCGTTTATATTCATCCCCGGTTACACCCTTCATTACCATGTACGCCTCAAAGTCTATATCAAGGTGTCTCCATTTGGTTGCCCACTCACGTACCCATTGTTCCCTGTGTTGTTTAAATTCCTCGTGTGTCATGTTATTCTGTTCCCCGTCGTATTATTACCTGGATTATTAACACTCGTATTATTTATCCCTCCTATAGTTTGTTTCACCCCAATATTTTCTTTAGTAACTTGAGCATACTTTAGGACAGTGATAAATTGTTCTAATTGATAACGAGATATAAATCTAAATGATTCATAATCAAATATTTCAACAAACCATTCTTTATCTTTTCCCTCATTATTAGCTTTTGATATCAAACAGAATGGGGTATAATCATCACCTATATCAAGAGTATAGTAGTAATATTCTTTATAACCATCATTATCATCATTTCTCTCAAAACCTAATTCTATTAAATCTAGTTCTTTCATTAGTATGCTATTTCGTCTTCATCATTTTCATCCCCCCATTGGCTTTGCCAGTACAGAAGGAAGTCATTTAATATGTCTGCTTTTTTCTTTATGTTGATGTTATGTCCCTCAAGGTCATTAAGATACACTTTAATCATTTCTTTTATTACTTCTAAATTCATTTCCAAAAAACTTGAATCATAACAATAATCAGAGCCAACACTAAACAAACTATAGTTTTCATAGTTAATGGTTCCTTAAAAACATACCAACTACCTAAGGCAAAAACAATAGCACCTAATCCAAACCCAATTAGACGTTGTGGCCATATTTGTCCTCCAAATGCTTGACTCATCATTTTAGCATAGTACATCCAAATCATTGAAACCGGAACACCTAATAATGCTAATGCCCAGTAGTATTTATCCCAACTAGGCCATTTAACTGGTCCTTGTAATTGAAAGAAAGTAACAGCCTGGATTATTAATCCGACTATTATTCCCCATAGTATCATTATTGCATTACTCATTTATCTTTACATTTACAGTCTCCAATAATACTAATTACACCTACAACTGCTAAACCTATCATTATGCAAAATAAAGTGTAAACAATAAACATTGGAATAAGAGACATTACTTATTGTTTTTATTATACTCGCGAAGCAAATTAGTCACACTATCTGTCCATTTAACTCTTTGTTCTGCTTGAACCAGTAATGAATCTACCCTAGTGATAACACTATCAAAGTGATTAAAATAGGCTTCCTTTTGAGCATTTTGTTTCTCCATTTTAAAAGCCAACATAACGATACCAATAAAGGTAACCACCAACATAATGTTATTTAAATTTTTCATTTTATTCTTTTATTTTATCATTTATCCTAAGCAACAAGAAAAATATTGCCAACAATTCAATAGCTATTATATTCATATTCTTTTATTTTATATTCCAAAACTATAATCACTCCATGCAGCATCACCTTCGTAATCTTCCCATGGTTCATTTTCATCCTCTATCTCAGTATTCATCTCATTAATGATGTTCTGAGCCTCATCTTCATCAACCCATATTCCATCCTGTATATTAGGAAAGTAATACATGTTATCTAGTGTGTAAAAATCTTTAAGACTGTACTTCATATTGTTCTACTTTTAATTTTAAACTACCATATCTCTCTAGCACCAATAAATCAAATATTGTTTCAACACCTTGGTATGTGTTGTCAAGTGGTACTACTGGTGTATCTGGAGCTAATTTCCTGTATAAATCATTTCTCCATATAATGGCCACTTTACCATTTCCAGTTCCCATACGACGAGCAATCTCTATGACCTCATCACCATATTCAATTCCAAATGTTGTACTCATATCTTAAAAATTTGCTACTTTAGAAATAATATCTGCTACTTTATTAGCTGAAACCCATGTCATAACATCAGTACCATCCTTAACAGGAACTAAATTATCATCTTGGTCTAAAATAAACCAAATATCATCATCATTGAATACAGCTACTTCAGCTGTATTCCCATCACTGTGACTCATTTTACCAAACATAACACTCACAGTCATTTTATTAGAGAAGGTTATTTGGAAACCTTTATTAAAATCATTATTAACTATATTAAACATAACTCTTATTTTTTAATTAACAAACTTGGTGAAACATTAATTTTACGTGAACGGAAAGGATTGTCATTTATCTCCTCAACTATGATGTTTTTAGAATTAATTTTGATAATACGAAATGACTCGTTCGGATTAATTTTTTTATGGTTAATACCTACAATATCACCTACTTTAAAATCATTTTTACTAAGACGCTCAACCGCAGCTCCTTTAGTAGCTGTCATTTTAGCTCGCATCTCATTATCATTAAAACGAATTGCACCCAATCCGATTTGTACACCATACTGCTTCTCAAGCTGAGCTACTGCTTTCTGAAAATCTGATCTGAAATTTTTTACTTCTGTTTTTGTCATAACCTTTATTATTTATTTCTTTATTATGATATAAATATAACATCATGATTTACAGAAGCCAAACTCTTATTCATCATCTTCAACCTTTTTTGTAGCTAAATATATGCCAAATATGCATATTGCTACAATCCAAGGTATTGCTATTAAACTTACTATGCCTTCCATATTATTATTTATGATATTCTTCCCAGTTACTAAATTTTAAACCCCACATCAAAACCACCATAGCCATTTCTCGTTCAGCCAAACGTTTATTTAATTTAAGGTTTTTACGTAGGTAATTTTCACCCCATTCTCTCCATTCCTCACTTTGTTCAACAGTCATTGTCCATTGTGTGTACCAATCATCTTTGCGTCCTACAACATCATCATAAGTTACATCATGACCAGCAATAATAAACATTTGATTAATTAAATCAATAACTGCTTGTTCTTGTTTTTGTTCTCGACTTAATCGTTTTTTAGCTGCCATAACTCGTATACTGAATTCTTTGTATTGAATTTGATATAATCTTCTTTTTGTTCTACTATTTCTGTTACTTGAGTTGTTAACCAAGTAAAGCTTAGTCGATGAGGATCTAACATACAAGATCTACCAACGGCAGGTTCATCATGTTTTTGTTCGAACCTATCATCTTCATTCCATTCAATCCAACCTAACTCTCTTCCATAATGTGTCAAACCATCTCGTTCACGAACTAGTTTATACCTACTATTGTTAGGTATTATATCTACTGGTATTTTGATTTGGTTTAGTTTACTCATTTCTCTTTTGTGTTAAAGGTTGTTTAGTTCTCGTCTTACTTCATCCCAATAGTAAATCTCACCACTACTCAATAAGAATGTTGAGTTACTGAGTAGTTCGTTTATCATAACTAATGCGTTCTTAATTGCTATCGAAGTACACAACAGTTCCTGACCGCAGTCTGTATCCTCATCCATTAGGATGTTTTTGAACTGACTGACTAGATCTTGTGCTTTTTCTTTAGGTGTCATTTCTCTTTGGTGTTAAAGGTAGATTTGAATAATAAGAAAAGGAATCTCAAGGCAGATGCACTTTCTTTTTGGGATAACGCTTGTTCCCCAAGATACCATCAGCCCAATTTGGTTTGATGTCATAATTCTACCCCATTTAAACTTTTTCATTTCTCTTTTGTTTTAAATTTTATTATTCCGTAACCGATTATTTTACCATCATATATGATAGGACATATCTCAACTCTAAGTAGTTTTCTCAAATATGGGTTAAATATTCTCTGGAATCGAACATTATGTGATTTCATTTCTCTTTGGTGTTATGCAATTCTATATCCAACATAACCACAAGAAGGGCAATGTATATCCTTCTTTGGTGGATTGAATGTTAATGTTACCATAGGTTGACTATCCATCAATTCCTCACCACACTTTGGGCAAGCAATTCCGTTTGGTTTTGGTGAGTTTTCAAACATTGAAGAATAATTGCTCCAAGAATTTGAATTGTGTTCATCTAATGATTTTAGTTTCTTTTTCATTTCTCTTTTGTGTTAAAGGTTTCGTCTTCTTCTTTATTTTGTAATTTCTCCAACTGCTCTTCAAGGTGCTTAATATCACTAAAGATAATTTCAGCATCTGGGTCAGGTTCATACATGGCAATGTCTCGCATTAGTTTTGCTCTGTATCCTTCATTGTAGTATCCTTCTTCAATCCAATCAGATAAATTTACTAAGTGTTCAGGTCCTGAAATTGTAATGCGTAAATCATAATCTGTCCATTTGGTTTTCCAATCCCAAAACATAATACCCTTAGTCAAGCGTCTGTGTAGGTAATGTAATCTAAAATTACGAACACGAACCAATGACTTATCATTTCCAAACACGTGTAGGAAACGTAAAAACCATCTTGGACACCATTTAGGTTTTGCCTCATAATCCATTGCTAATACAAGTGGTCGAAGCACTTTATTGAATTCACTATCCTTATAGAACGTGGCATTCAAATATCCATACTTGTCCTCTTCAGTTGGGAAGAAAATGTAACGTAAATCACTCCATTGTATATTGCGAGTAGTAATATATTTCATCTTACGACCTTTCCAAAATAAGATGGTGTATTTCAAATCCTCCAAACGTTGTTTGAATGTTCTATTATCTTTTACTTCAAATTTACTTCTCATAATTAATCCTCTATTTCTTTGTCCCACTCAGTTAAAACAAATTTCAAATCCAATGCTGTGATTTTAGTTTTATCTTCATCACAGAACGCCATTGCCTGAAATCCACCTGTACCATGAATAATACCTTGTTCCCAATGTTCATTTCTAAATTGTCCTAATCTAGCTTCAGCAGCACCTCTAAGCAAACGTTCTGCCTCTTTTTTAAGCATTTCAACAGGAACACACTCAAGTCCATCATCTCCAAGCCATTTCCAATTCAAATAATCCATCACCAATTGAACTCTATTAAAGTCAAAATTTTCCATAATATCATCAATCATTTTATTGACAGGATCCAAATACACTTTTTTAGTGGGTTGTGGATTCATTTTGTTAAGCAATATTTGTAATTCCTTTAATTCTGCTGTGTTTAAGTTTTGTATGTTCATAACTTTTATTTTAATTTGTCTTTTTTTATAAACTCTTTTACCTCGTTAATATAATAAAAATCTTTTAAAGATCCAAATTTATTTGACTTTTTTAAATTTTCTTTTGCTGAAAGGGGTTGTAAATTTCTTAAATCATTTACTATATGGATAGGAGTATTCTTTTTAAACCAACTAAGAGGAATAATATGGTCAATATGATCGTTTTCCCAATCCATACCTTGTGAATCTAAATGTTCTTTTAGTTGAGTAGCTGAGTATCCTAAGAGTGTTTGGGTATTGGCTGATTTATCTCTATGGAAGCGTTTAAGGGTTGACTTTAATAAATCTCTCCACCTTCCAACATGTTGGTTTTTTTCTTTATAGATTTTTTCGGTTTCCCTAATTTTTTCTTTATTATTTTGTCTATAACCATGACCATACTCCTTAATATGCTCTCTATTCTCTTGAACCCATGTTTTGTTATACTCACGAGCGTATTCTAAATGTTTTTCTTTATTTTGAGTATACCATTTTTTTCCTTTTAGATTAACACATTTTTTACACCAACAACTTAACCCATTTTTTTGTTGTTTATCTTTACTAAATTCATTTAAAGATTTTTCAATTTGACATTTTGTACATTTTTTCATAGTTAAAAAAACCCAAGACGCTTTCAGGGTCGCAGTTCCTTACTCACGCTTGGGTGTTTTTTTAATATTTTTACTACCGCTGCGACTCGGCGATAATAAATATTGTAAAAAATTATTTCTTAATGATAATTAAATAACCTTCTGGTATTGGTTTTAAATCTTCAATTATTTTTCCCTCAAATACCTCATCTATATACTTCATATCCATTTCGATTGAAATAAAGGGCCCCCCAGAAGGATCCACGAATGAAAGTTTAGTAGTATCTGAGTAAACTAATTTTTGATATTGTTTAGCTAGTGGGGTGTATTCACTTTTTTCATTATCATACTCATGAACTGCATTTTTGAATTCCTCAATATGCATTTCACCTCCATCCTTACGATAGGCCTCATATGCTCTATCATAAACATTAGGCCATCCAGAACGGCACCATTTAAAATTACCTTCCCATAACACATCACCATTTTCTAATTTAGTGAATGTGAAAACATCATTGTAACGATTTTCATAACTTATTTTATCCATAACTTTCCATTTACTAGAATTGAACCATCAGACATATGTCTGTAATCAAAATTGTGTTTACGTAAAGCACCTTCAGCTAATGTTTTCATTTTAGAACTATTACCAGTTATAATTTTACCACTAAATCCTTCAACTCTATAGTCCCAAAGTAAAGCCCATTCACTAACTATGTCAATAACATCTTCATGCCTAACACCGTGTAAATCCAACTGTATAACCTTATTTTCCATAATGTATACTTACAATACTGTCTCCAATATTAAACGGTTTATGGTGGCTTATAACACGACCATTATCTAAACGACCATAATATTTATAACTAGTTTGTAAAGAATGTTCTTGTCCTGGTTTAGTAGACCAAGTTGAATCAACATAATTAACTACTCGTTTCTCAAATTTATAACTACGTTTGATAGCTGCTTTTTGTAAAATTGCTAACGTAGATATAACTATAGTTAAAATAAATAAAAATAATATGGTATCTCGTTTCATACCATTAATATAATAATTAATTTGTTAAAAAACAAATTTAATTTGAAAGAGGTGCTTTAATTGGATCGTGATGTAAATAATTTTTTAATTCTAATTCTACTTCACCTTTCAACACATCTACCTCATTTATTTCTACTGTTGGTAATTTAAATGGAGTTCTTTTAATTTGTTCTTTAGCTTGTTTAATATGATTCAAATAAAGATGAGTATCGCCCAAACTACCAATTAATTGATCAGGAATCATATTAACTTCTTTAGCAATCATTATTAGTAATAAACCATATGAGGAAATATTAAAAGGAAGACCTAAAAATGTATCAACTGATCTTTGATTCCACATTAGTGAAATTTTTCTTGATGGAGCATTTACTTTATCCAATCTGTTATGATCCATTTTTTCAACATACTTTTTACTTTTTCCTATATAAGTTGCCCAACAATTTTTTCTTTCTTCTTCATTCATTTCAGTTGTATAAACTTGAAATCCATAATGACAAGGAGGAAGAACCATATGATTTATTTCACCTACATTCCAAGCTGAAACCATTAATCGTCTTGAATCTGGGTTTGTTTTAAGGTCGTTGATTAGGTTTTGGATTTGGTCAATAGGTGGAACAAACTCCATAGTGTGCGGGTCAATTAAATTGATTTTCCAATCTCTCCATTGCTTACCGTAAATTGGCCCTAACTCACCCCACTTCTTAGCAAACTCATTATTATTTTTAATTTCATCAATAAACTCATCCATTGAGAATACATCAACACCATATGAATTAGCCATTGCATACTTCTCATAGTTTTTATAAGCATCACCATTCCAAATGTTACATTCATTATCAACCAAATACTTAATGTTGGTATCTCCTTTTAAGAACCACAACAACTCAGTTACCATTGTCTTGAAGGCAACCTTCTTAGTTGTTAATAAAGGAAAACCATCGGCCATATTATGCCTGATAGTATAACCAAATATACTTTTTGTTCCGGTTCCAGTTCTGTCTTGTTTTTCTACTCCATATTCAATTATATCTTTGAGTAGTTGTTGATATTGTAGATCTAATGGGTTCACATTAATAAATATAAAGAGGGGCTTGCGCCCCTCCAAGTTAAATTATATTTTTGTTTTAATTAAAATTTAGTCCAACCTAATAACCAATTTACTGTACCGAAAGGAATAGCTCCGATGTTTGTAGTTGATTCAAACATATTATTGAATGGAGCAACTTGTGAGGTGCTAAATGTTGAGGTTGAAGCAATACCGGGCATTTCAGATGAAGCAATTACTGAAGATTTACTGATTGTTAATTTAGCAGTATCAACAGCCGAGACATAGTTGTTTACAAATTTGCTTACACCGTCTTTAAATGCTTGAGCAGTTTCATCACTCTCTAAACTTAAACCACCTTTTAAGTATCCGTAGAAGATAGAGTTCACAACTGTGAATTGACTTGCACGTCTCCATCTCATAGCCAAATTATGATTAGCAGCAGCATTTGAAGTAGCAGGTCCAATTAAAGTAAAGTTCAATAATGTTGGATGAGTAGTTGGAGTAGCTGAAGAACCAGTTCCATCATTGTCACATTCAATTCCATTCCCGGCATCAGCACCATCAACAAATTGAGGATCACGTTTTGAAATAGCATACTGTATAGTTCCTCTATAACCAAAGTCAAAATCATAATCATCATCAGCAGTACCAACGGCAACTAAGTACTTTGGACTAACTGTACCTCCAAAGAATTCAAACGCATCATCATTACCGTAATAAGATTCACAGAATTCAACTGTAGTACCTGAACCAACAGCACCAAATGTGAAAGCATTAATTTCTGAATTAGGGAAGGCAGCAATACCGGCATACTCAACTCTAACATACTTTAATACTCCTGAATTATCATTGTCGTCATTACCTCCATAAGGTCTTCCAATACCACCCTCAATTGTTGGTTCAGTTGTTCTGTTGGTAGTTGCTTTACCTAACAAAATAACTCCACCCCAATCCCCAGGTGCAGGACTAGCTTGACCAGAAGTAAAAACAATAGGCTTATCAGCAGTACCTTCGGCCATAATCTTACCTCCTCTTTCAATACATAAAGCACCTTTTTCAGCAATATCACTTTTGATAGTGGTTCCTGCTTCAATAGTCAAAGTAACACCTTCAGGAACGTAAACGTAGCCTTTCAAGGTCCATACTTTGTCTGCTGTCAAGGTTTTGTCTTGAGTTAATGTTCCAACTAGAACCGTATCAATTGTTGGTTCGATTGGATCTTCTTTGCATGAGTTGAGCATCATCAATGCCCCAACTGCTAAAAACAATAGTTTTTTCATAGTTTGTAATTTACACTTAAATTTATATTTGTTTCGTTATTATTAGTAATCAAATCTCTGCCCTTCTGATAAAATCTAGAATTTTGAGATAATAGATCTGATAATGTGAATTTAATTGTTGTTCTTTTAGTTTCATATTGAGCTGTTATATCCAATACATCTCTAGCATTCTCATAAATGTCTGGATAACCTTGAAATCCAACTGCTGCTATTCTTTCACCAATTCGATTGTAGAGTGCATTTATTGAGTATTTGTCTTTAGTGTAAAACAAACCAGCATTAATAATATAAGGTGATTGACCTTGTAATGGTCTGTACCATGAACTAGCTACTACTGTTGATTTGAAATAAGATAAGTTAGAGTATAATTGTAGTTCTTTAGTTATATTTTTTCTAATCTCAATTTCACCTCCGTACAAAGTTGCTTTAGGTGAATTAGATAACGTTAATATCAAATTGCTTGGTACTGAACCGTTATCAACTGTTTGTTCAATTGGATTAATAAAGTATTTGTAAAAAGCTGATACTGTGATTATTTCATTTTTGGAAGGGTATATTTCATATCTTAAATCACTGTTCAATACTTTAGTTCTTACTAAGTTTGGATTGCCTACTATTTGAGCATTCCTAGCAAAGTCATAAAATGCAAAGTTGCTTACTTCTCTAAATTCAGGGCGAGCAACTGTTTGGCTTAATGACATTCTTACTTTGTTTACTTTACCATAAGTTAAATTTAATGAAGGTGAAATGTCTAAATAAATTCTGTTTATGTTTTGAGGTGTTCCTCCAAAATCATAAGTGTTGACTCTGAATAATTGATTCTCAACTCTAACACCTGTTAAATAACTAAACTTACCATTTGAGTTATAATATGAGGCATAACCTGATGCTAGATTAGAATAAGCATTATACTTGTCTGTATTATTAGTTATTTCATTTAACACAAAACCATTGTCGTATCTAAATACTCTAGCTCCAAAACCTCTATACTTAAACATCTCATAAAAACCATACTTAATTTTTCCTAAAGTATCATTGTAATAACCACCTAAAATATTCTCATTCATTTTACTCCAGAATCTATATGAGTCTCTCCATATAAAATTAGAGTCACCTTTTGAATCAATGTTTTTAGCAAACGGATTAATTCTATAGTCAGGTTGTGTTCTATAAAGTAAGCTGTAGTTAATGCCCCATTTTTTATTATTTAATTGAGTTAATAAAATAAATTTATTAGTATGATTTGAACTAGTACTATTAATTAATTGTTGGTTATCATAATTTACTCCATTACGTTCAACAACTGAATTTTCTCTTAAATAATTAAAAGTATTTTTAAAATCTAATGATTTTAATTTAATGTTTGTGATACCTCCTATGTTTATAACCTCACTATAGTTTATATCAACGTATTGATACATTAAGTCATTACCTGACATATAGTCTTGTCTTTCACTAGTTATAATGGAATTTGATTTTCTGAGGGTTAAATTAGATATAAAATTTCTATCACCTAAAGTATATTTTAGAGATAAGTTTGGTATATTAAAAGTTTGAGTAGGATTAAATACCGAATTGATTTTATCTGATTCAGCACGTCTTGCGTCCGTCGGCAAGCTCCTAAACTGTTTTGTTGATAAAAAATCATTAGGTAGATAAGTAGTGTTTAATTTCCACCCATTATTGAATGTAGATAAACTGCCATACCCTAATCCCAAACTTAATTGTTTTATTTGTCTGCTTGGTACTTTAGTAACTATGTTAACCAAGCCTCCTGAAAATTCACCTGTAATTTCTGGACTGGCTGTTTTAGTAACTGTTAGATTGTCAACTAAATTAGATGGAACTAAATCAAATGAGAATGATTTTTTATCTGGTTCAGTTGAACCTATTAAAGCTCCATTTAATGATACTGAATTGTATCTATCGGCTAATCCTCTAACAATAATAAATTTATCGTTTTGGATTGAAGCACCACCTACTCGCTTTAATACTCCACTTATATTAGCGTCAGGAGTTTTGTTAATTGATTCTGAAGAAACAATGTCTAGAATTACTAAACTTTTCTTTTGAAAATTAATTGTGGATGAGATTGTTTCTTGTTTCGCAGATACTGAGATATTAACCTCTCCTATCTTACTTGTATCAGATTGAAACAAATTAAAAATTGCAACGAGTAATAACATATTATTTGAAAGGTCGCTAATACATAGCGACCCTCAACATTTAAATGATTACTAAAATATTACCCTTCAATTAATGTTGGATAACAATAAGTTCACGCCCAACACCCATTACCCAAAGGTAATAAACTCCATTAGGCCAATTACAAGTTTTAACTTTAACTTGCTCAAATGCGCTTGTATTACCAGTTGCGATAATAGTTCCTGAAGTATTCAAAATCATATACTCAGCAGCCACTTTAGTTTCAGTAATATAAAACTCACAACTAGTTGGATTAGGGCGAGCCATTCCTCCTACTGAAGGTGAAATTGGAACTAATCCATTTACAGGCTCACTAACACAAACATTTACCTTACGCATAACCCAAGTATCAATTCCAGTACATGTATTATACCAATAACCAATCAACAAATGACGACCTGAATCAACAAACTCATGGTTAACAACTCGTTGTGATGCTGTATTATAATACACTAAATCGTTTTCATCAAAGTCATAATTAAAATACAACCACTCATATAAATCTTCAGCTGTATCCCAGTAACCATAAAGAGAATCAAATAAATCACTCTTGTAAATTGAATAATAGTACTCAATACAATCATCATTCATATTAGTCATTTCAAAAGTATAATAATGACAATTATGGGCCCCTACATTATATCCAACATCTGCCTTACCATAAATTGTAATATCAATTTCTTGAACAAAATTAGTGTCACACTTATTACAAGCATCAAGTACATGAAGTACTACTTTATACTTTCCTTTAGCATTAAATTGTACTTGTGTATAACCGTTAAAGTCTTGAAGTGTGTCTTTTTTCTTCAACTGATAGTCGTAAACAATCCACCAGTAATCAACACATGAATCCCAATCTACGTTTGTTTGAAACGTAAATACATTTTGTTGCTGGTTAACTGTTTTCATCCAATAACCAGACCAATCACATTTGGCTTGAGCACTTACCACAGTCGCCATCACAGCCAATAAACCGAATAGTTTTTTCATATTAATCTTTTATTTCAATTGTCCAATCTTCATCTCCAACTTTATCATGGGCCCATTCCCAATCTAAGTCTTCCATAATTTCATCATAAAAACGATCTTCATCGTTCTTAAAAACTTCTAACTGTTCTTCAGTTACTTCAACCTCATAGACATTCATGTCTGTTGTGGTCACATATTTTCTAAGTGTAGGCATAATTAATTTTTTGTACAAACGTAAAACCAGACAGCATCATTATAATCAACCTGGCAAATTGTAAACCCTGGGTATTTAATTAAATACATCATAGTAAATTTACAAGTATTCCCATTTAAATCTTTACACATCCAAGTTCTTACACCTGGTGTAGTATCAAGGACCTGATTAATAACATAGTATGTTTGTAGTACCTTACTATTAATAATAACTTTAGTCTCATAAAGTTCAATTAAAATACTACACTCATTAGTTTCACCCCAAACAATAGGCGATACCTCACTCTGCCTAACCCCCATTGTAAAAGATTCGGCCCTCAAATAGGACTGGGCTGACAAACTACTTGCCAACATAAACAACAGCCCAAAAAATAACTTTTTCATATTCTTAAAATTCCCTTGTTGGCCACAACCCATAAAACCAATCACTACAGCCCCTTTTCAATTTAGTCACTTTAATGTTAAATTTCCTACGCACACAATTAAATTCGTACATTTTCGGTTTCTCCCTTAGACTACGTATATACAACTTAAAAGCACGACCCATACCTTCCTTGTACGTACTAAACAAATACCAGAACACTCTCTCTTGCTCGTAGCTACCAAAACACCACTCTCCAGCCTTGTAACAGGCTATCTTTTTTGGGTCACTAGTTTCACTACCTGAATAAAGATCAAAATGGTTTCTGTTGGGTTTAAAAACTAGATACTCTGTGTCACCCAAATTGTAACTAAATGAATTCATTTTTTATAACTTTTATTTTTAATATATGTATTTTGTTTTGTGGGTCCAAATTAAGGCGTATATACGGATTAATTTTTGTGGAGTGGTCGAGCAAGCTTTGAATTTTTTATTTCATTATAGGCTGTTCGGACCATATCATGTCTACACTTAAATAACTTACTTTTTGATAACTCATCTACTTTGTTATGCAATTCATTAAAAAACCCCTTCATATGAGCTTTGTGGTATAATTCTTCAATTAGTTCCTCATTAGTCATATAAATAAATATTCCCATTTAATTGTTAAGTAGATGTTTTTCTTGAGGTCTTGCGACTACTTTGCGAGGGCAGTCATGAAGGTATTGAATTTGTTCTTCAATTGGTTCTTTACAAATTTTATTTGAATTCCAATAATAAATAGGACCATTGTAGGGAACATATTCATACTCTTCTGTCTCATCATTTTTTAAGTAAATACTTCGTTCACCACAAAATGATCTAAATTCCCTACAAGTGACTCTAACCCATTTACCTATTGCTTTCCTTTTAATATAAGAAGCACGAGCAGTGTTAAAATCATATTTTAGTTGTTCTGTTTGCCCTCTTTTTTCTGCCATAACTTATTCGGGCAACAAACCCGCATTTTCAAGAGCATACCATGCTCTTTCTTTCCATGTTTCAAGTTTAACACCTTCAATCTTGTCTGCATCTTTATAACCATTTATAGTATAGTCTGCTAGTTTATAGATTAAACGCATCAACTCATCATCTGCCTGTTCTAGGTCTTCTTTTTCAAGTAGTGCTCTACAATTGAGCCACATTGGTGTTAGAATATTTGTTTTTTTCATAACTTATTTTTTAAAATAATAAACTTATCCCTATTAATATTGCAAACAATATACTTGTGTATTTTAACATTAATAAAATTCCTTTTTCTAGTTCTTGTTTTCTATTCATAAACTTTTATTTAATAATAAAACTAATACTTGATTTCCACATACGGTCATCATCTACCTCCATATCAGAAACATCAACCAATTCAATTTCTTTACCTTGAATGTTCATTGGGAATAATGATGCAATATGTTCTTTATTGAAGAAACCATAATCAGATTTGTTGAAATAAAAACCTTCAACACCATTATAGTAACCTGATCTAACATCTGGAGAATTAACAGTAACAAATTTACCGTTAACAAAATCACAATCACGTTCAATATCAATGTTATTTGACTCTAACACATTGAACAATTCTTGGAATATATCTTTATTTTTTATCATAACCTTTATTTTAACCTACTAACATTTCCATTAAACAATCACAAATCCAAACTTGATCATAGATTTGTTTTGCAGTGCGTTCAACTGACATGGCACTAGAACAATCATTGGTGGAGTAAATATTTTCAACCTCACCATTTTTAACTACTTTAACTATATATCTCATAACCTTTATTATACCTAAATATAAGTAGCTTATTTTAGAAAGCCAAACCCTTTTTTAAGTTTTTACGAGAATAGACCTTTTTACTAGGTTTAACTTTAGTAATCATATTGCGTCTAATGATTTGTTTCACTTGACCTTTACTTAAACCGTTTAATTTATCCTCTTTCACCATACTATAAATATAAGAAAGGGCTTGGCGGAAGCCAAACCCCTTCTATCTTGACAAGGTAGGGTCTTATTTAATAATACCTGCGCGGTGTTTCATTTTATTGATGAATTGTTCTTCAATTTCATCTTTTTCTTCTTTAACAAAGGTTAAAGTGCTGCCATTTGGTAATTCAACTGTTTTACCAGCGTGTAGTTTATCCATCATTGCTTGAGTGATTTCAATTCCATCACCTTTGGCTACTACTTTATCTTTATCTTCTTCTAAATATCTTTCAACATCAAACATTAAAGCCTCAGCACTTCTTACAGAATCTTTACCTGTGCCTCCAATACTAAATGGATATTCTTCTTGATAATGGTCCTCATCAGATGGATCAAAGCCAAATTTATAATCATAAATGGAAAATTCTTCTAATTCTGGATCAGATGGCATAATTAAAAATTCATTAGTTACTTTTCCATCTGGAGAATTAGTCATATGTTTAACCATGATTTCTCCTTCATCTTCTAACCTATCAATATGATTTTTGATGTTATAGTAAGAATCATTTATTGTTCCTACTCTGAATGTTGGTTTTCTTTTTAACATAATTTTATTATAAATATTACAGTTTGTATTTTAATTTAAAATCTTTAATAAAAATTTCACCTAACCCAACAGATAAAAATACTGCTGTATCTGGAATGCCTGGTAGTTTTGATTTGGGGTTAATTATATCATCAATGGTTTTGCTTTTAAATACTTTCATTTTGGTTTGAGCGTTTGACCTATTTGATGTTTTAAATACTATAACAACAGGATCACTAGTGTATAATTTTTCTCTAGCCATTATCTATACATCACTACTAAATCACCAAAATAATGATCAAATGTTTGAAGCAACCATTCATAATCACTTTCAGTCATTTGAGCATGAATAACTTCCCAATCTAATCCTAGTTGGTGACTTAAACTTTTAGCTGTACCTAATAAATAAAAAGCATTACCTTGAGGACCTGTTAAGTCAATCTCAATATACTTACTTTGTTCTTTCTCTTTTATCATTTGGATAACTGTTTTTTAACTTCTTGAATATGTTTACAACCTTTAGATTTGTCTTTTACTCTCCAAAACCCAGAACAGTTACAAGTGAACTTATCTCCATTTTGTTTTACTTTATAAAAGATTCCTTTCTCAGAACTGGATTCAAATTTCCAAGTTCCTTTTTCTACTTTTTCTTCTATCTTTTCAGGTCTAATCCATTCAATATCCTTATAAGTTGTTTGGGGATGAACTTTTTGGAAAGTAGGAGTGATAAATTTTTCACCTTTAGGATTAACATATAATGTAGGGCCCATATTTGGGTGAACATATTCATACTTAAACAATCTACCAGAACAACTATACATGCTTGGTGATGGTTTGTAACTACGAATTGTACCTTCAGTATATGTGATATACTTGTTAGTGTACTTAATTTCCTGACCTAAAATAGTTACTTTGTGTTTTTCTATTACTTCGTGTAATGCCATAACCTTTATTATACCTAAATATAAGTAAGGGATTTTAGGAGGCCAAATCCTTTTTAGCCTGCCTCATTCTTTCATCAAAGTATTTTTGCTCTTGTTTAAGTAATTCTAAGTCTAAAGTGAGGGCACTACATAAGCGTTCTAGTGCCTCCCAATCATACATAGCAATTTTTACTAATATATCATCAGGGAGACTCTCAAAAAATTCAAGAGCCCCTCCGTTAATCTTCATCTAATTCTTTTAATGCTTGAATAAGCCACTTAGGTTGTTTTTTCATTTGTTTACGGTATCGACTATTCTTTTTGACATCGTCAATCCAAACATTTAAAACTGCTAATTTCTGGTGGTTACTTGTTTTGCTCATAAACTTTTGCTTGATTTAAAACTTTATTATTTTCTTTTATTCTTTTTTCAAATTTCTTTTGTTGCTTCCTACTTCGAGTATAGCGTGATGTGTTACTCATATTAGCCTTGTCCTACTGATAATTTTTTGTAATTAGTAGCGTTTTTAGATTTGCTAATTTTAGTTTTTGCATGAACGCCTTTTCTTCTTCTTTTTGGCTTCTCCTTATACAAAGTTGAAGCGCTTACTGATGTTGATTTTTTCTTTGCTGCCATGTCAATAAATACATGGCCTTAATATTAAAATTTTTCTTTAACGTTTTCTCTTTTAATTAAATTCTTTAACGCTTTTGAATAAGTACCTCCTACTTCAGCATATGAAGCGTCTAATGCTTGGTAGTACTCAGCTTCTGAATCTGCATTACTCATATAACGACATTGATAGAAAGCATAATCATAAACTGATTCTTTCCAGTTGTCATAATATGCATGATTTAAATTAGTTCCTTTAGCAGTATTAACTCTAACTCTAGCTTCTCTCATACCAAACAAATTATTATTCTGACGAAATACTGCTGATTTAAAGTTGCCTGATTCAATTCGAGCTTGGGCATAAACAATATGAGGAAATTTCATATTGAGTTCTTTAACTAAATCAATAAATTTTTCTTCTGTGAATTGATTTCTTTCTTTTTCTAAATTAAGGACAATGAGTTGTTTTTCATATTTGTCCAATGTTTTGAATTGCATGTAACGACCAATTGCAAAGGTACATAGTAATAATACTATAATAAATAATAAAACCCTTCTCAATTTCTTTTGGTCTTTAGTAAACATTAATTGTTCTCTGTCAAACCTGTAAAACATAACTTTTATTTTTGTTATTAATATAACATTAGTAAGTTATGAAACCAAGTTTATTTTGTTTTCTTTTTTAATTTTTTTATTGCCTCTACTATCTCTTGACATTGTTCATAACGCTCTTGCTCAATAAAATATTTTAGGTTTTCTTCTAAAGTATCTACAAAAAATTTTCTATCCAAAGTCAAATCATATATGGCTTGGTCTTCTACACAGGCAACTGATAGTATATGGACATTACGTTTTTTATTTTCCATATTACTTAAAATAGACTCAACAATAGCTTTAGCTATTCTAAAATCTTTTCTGTCTATCATTTCCTGGAATTCGTCAGTGTTATTAACTGTTATTTCTCCTGCCATAATTAAAATAAATTTAAAAAATCTGTGTCAATATATTTTGTACGTAAGTGGTCTACTTTATCTTGATCTTTAAGTTTTTTAGTAGCTAATTTTTCAAGATGTCTCTCTTTCTGCTTATCATAATCCTTGACCAACTTATCGTGCTTTTTATTCTTTTTCACTATTATAAATATTTAAAGTTTAGACACTAAATCATAAGGATCATCATCTGGTTTAGAATCATATAATCCTAATTCTTTTAGTCGTTGTTGAGTATAATCATCTACTTCCCAATCTGGTTCTTTTTCTTTACTTGGTACATGATCTTCCATTTGTTCAACTTGTTTACCTGTAAATAAATCTCCAACTGAAAGGAAATAGCAATTATAACAAAGCATTTCTAAATTATCTAATCTATAATGTTGTTTATTACCATTCTTAAAATGGAGTATTAAAGGCATTTTATAATCTAATACTCTTCTTTCATGAAATCCACAGTTATAACATTCTTCTTTTAAGTGACCTCCTTCTATAAGTCTATATTTAATTTTTTGAGGATTAAAATTAGAGGCATCTACTACACCATTTATAATATCTAATATAGCAGGTTCTTTTTTCCCAAATGGAGAATTACTTAAAAATTTAGGAATGCCTTTACCTGATTGATTTTTATGTTCCTCAAATAAACTTTGACCATTACTACCATCATATAATTTCATCCATTTTTTAAGATGTTGATAGGAACAATTCAGATACCTAGCAGCGCTACGTACTGATTTCGTTTTAGACATAGCTGCTAGAATTTCCTCTTTACTGAGTGGTCTAGCTTTAGGCATTATTTTTCTTTTTTATTTAATTTAGTTTCTTTAAAACCATAAGGAACATCATTAGATGAATCTAGTTTATCTGATGGGGTACTACTTTGTTTACGAAGGCGATTTTCCGCTTCCATATATTTTTGATGTTCATCATGTTCTAAATGAATAGTTTCAATCCAAGTATGATCTCCTTCACCTTTCATTATTGTAACTACTCCTTTCATTTTAGCATTTGAGCATGCTGTACATGTTTTAGTTCCTGGTAATGCTTTTAATCTACCTTCAGGAATTAATTCTCCACATTTAATACATTTCATAACTTTAAATATTATAACTTTTATTTTTTTCCTTTTTTATCTATACGTTTTAACAAATCATATAATTCACCTGGTGTATTGATGATGATTTCTTCTTCTGTTCCTGCTTCTATATCTGTTATATTAAGAGGAGATAATTCACCTTCATCATCCCATCTATCATAAACATACCACATAACTAACTCAGCTTTCCAATCCTCATAGTTTAAATAAAATAAACTTTCAATCAATATAAAGAAAGGTTCTTCATATTTTTCCATAATGATACCTACCTCTTCCTCAATAGAATAAGTTCGTTGAACTAATTGATCGAAAGTATCTACTAACTTAACAAATGTTTTTTTATTATTTCCAAATGATTTGTTTTCGTTACGTAGTTTTAAATTTAAATTTTTTCCGAAACCTTTAAAAAGACCTGTCATATTCATTAGATTACTTGTTTTATTCCAAATATTTTTAAAAATTCTTTTAATGGTAATTGTTTTCTAGCAGCAAAATATTTAGCCGCTTTAAGTCTAGATGTTCCAACTGTGCGCCCAACAAGTTCTTCCATCTTATCGTTCCTATTATAAAATCCAAATATCATAGTTTAATTAAGTTATTTTGATACTCATTCATATCATTTATAACTATTTCTAAATTACCTATTCCAAACGCTCCTTTACTTCCGCTGTCTGAAATTATTTCTGTTAGTTGTTGAATAATTTTAAAATCTTCATTATTAAATGTTTTACCATCTACACTAACCCTAATTTCAGTTTCTTTATTAGTGTTTACTCTTTCTTTAAGATTAAATTTAGTATTTGGTTGTTCTTTATCTATATATTCTTGAATATAATTTTCTGTTAAATCAACTAAAATATGATCTCCCCATGGTTCTAAAACTTCTAAAAGTTGGGGAGTGCAATTTATAATTTCAAAACCAATATTATATTTAGGAGGTATAATAGGTTTCATTAAAGCATCATGTTTACAAAAATGTCCCCATTTACGTAAAAAGTTTCTAGTTGACCTAACATTCTGTTCTTCCCACTCATTTGAATTTTGTCCAGGTGTTGTTAATAAAGGATTAAATCTAGAACCTCTGCAGGTCATATGGTAAACATAACCTTCCCAAGTTTGTAAAAATTTAACCCCATTTAATTGAAAGCGATTAAAAATATCAGAATCTTCTTTTGATTGAGGAGCATATAATGGATCATGCCCTCCTATTTCTTGAAAATCTTTTTTATAGAAAGCCCAAGGTGCGAATATACCTTCTGTAGGTTCTTTTTTTTCTAAATCATTATTAAACCAATTAAGAAATTCTTCCTCATTAAAATCTTCAGGTTCAGTAGCACCCCAATCAACAAATACTTTTTCTGGTCCTGGAGGGTGGAGTGGTGGTTCAATACGGGTTAGTGATACTATTGTTTTTTCATTTTTCCATCGCTTGCCATTGTCTCCAGCATCTACCTCTGTGTACATATGTTTTTCAATAGCATCTAAAGCACCAGGGCATAAGTACATATCAGCATGATAAATCATACAAATTTCATGACTCGCTAATTCATTAACTAACCTATCATATAAAATAGTATGTCCTAAACGAGTTGGACCTTCATTTCTAATTGCTTTAAAATCAGGATCTTTTTCCATCATTTCTTGACACCATTCCCAAGTGCCATCATTTGAGAAATCATCAGCGACACAAATTTCAGCTGTATGGTCACCTTGGTTTTTTCTTATAGCATCATAAGACCATTTAAGATACTTAAGATTATTTCTTGAGGGTTGTATAAAACTAATCTTCATATAAATTTATATTAAAATATTTTTTAGCATATTCGTTTCTAATTTTAGGATAGAAATCTAAGTCAACTTCTTTACGTTTCCAAATTCTCCCATCTTTTCCTAATAACATTCCTTCTTCATTCAATCTAGAGGGATCAATAATATTTTCCCACTTTCTATGATGTATTTCTACCCCTGTTGCATTATTACCTTTATCTGAACTTCCTTCGGATGTATTTCTACTTCCAGCATCATCTTCTTGTCCTGTAATAGTAGATAAACCTATTACTTTATGTTTAGAATATTCTGAATTACAGTAATAGGTAAAATTATCTTCTTGGTTAAAATATTCTTCTTTTTTATTTAAATAAGGAGAAATAATTTTCTTGTATTTTTCTGAAAATGGGATATGTTGGGCAATTCCTCCATAAGGAGAATATCCTAATTCTTCCACTGTTCTTAAATACCAATCATCATCTTCCATACTTGGATAATAACGATATCTTTCATCCCACCAACCCATTCTAACAATTGTTTGCTTATGAAAAACAACAGCGTTCCAAGCGTTTAAATGGATTTGTTCTAATTGAGGTTTTTCTTTTAAAATATCATTTAATACTTCAAACCAATCTTCATCAAATAACATATCATCACAAGTAAGTAAAACCCAATCTGTTTCACTCTGGATAATACCTTGGTTCCATGCTTTGGTTAAACCAACATTTTCTTCACTATAAATAAATTTAACATGGGGGTGGTTTTGTTCTGCTAATTTAACTTTTTCTAACTCCTCCCCAGTGGTATTATTATCCCAAACTAAAATATTAGGAATATTTTTTAAAGTATCTAAACATTTATTTAATCTAGAACCTCTATAATAACTTACAATTACTATTGTTATATTATTAATATTCATTTTTTATAATAGACAATGATGGAAAATTTGAATTAATTATTTTATAATTTGTATGTTGTTTAACTGAATTTATAGGGGTTGCTTTGTATTTGATCATCCATTCAACATTATCTCTTTCCTCACTACCACCTTCAAATAATATTACACTACCATTATTAATTTTGTTTTTTAACGCATTATATGTTTTTAAAACGACGTCCCCTGTATTTGATATATCTAGGTGTAATAAATCAAAATCTTCAGGATTAGACAGCCATTTGTCATAATCCATTTTAATAAACTCTACATAATCTTCAACACCATATTCTTTTACATTTTGGATTGTTTGTTGTATTGTTGAATGTTTATATTTGTATTCTTCAAATAAATCGTAACATATAAGTTTACCTTGACCTAGGTGTTTTAAAGCTAAACCAATAGCTATAGTTGAATAACCATATAAACATCCAAACTCAATTACTTTTATAGGTTTTGTTTCTAATACCCAATCATAAAGAGTTTTACCTAAATTGTTTTGATAATAAGAGGATTCAATTTTAGGATTTAAGTACATTTTATTTAATAGCTACTGTTCTTAACATTGGGTCTCTATCTCCCTTCCATTGAAATTCAGTTACATCAATATTAGAAAACCCTAATTTAGTTAACATAGCTTTAATTTTAGGAATAGTATAACAATTTTGATGGAATTGACCTTCACCATGTTGGCTACCATATAGTTGGGCTGTTAAATAACCCCACCTATTAGTAGGTTCATAAGTGTAAGTTCCAAACCAATGTTTTTGTTCAATAGCTTCTTCATCTAAACGATAAAAATCCTGCCAATTATCTTCAGCATCTAACCAAAGTTTAACTACTTTTTCAAAATTAGGAACAGCAAAGCTTAATACTCCACCTGGTTTGAGAACACGTTTGATTTCTTCAAACATTTTTTTCTCTTCAATAAAAGACAAATGCTCAATAAATCCATCAGCAATTACTTCATCCACTGTACCCTCTTCATAAGGTAAATTAAATACATCATAAGTGTAAACATAAGCATCTTCAGGGAATTCTATCCAAGGGTATCTAGCTCTGATAACATCAATGTTATCCTGATCAATGTTAATGTAGCCATCTAGTAATTTAGAAGCGCAACCTAAGTTTAATTTTATTTGTTCCATAGTTTAATTATATACATTTTATGTTATTACCATTATAATATTTTATACCTCTTCCTATATTTGATTTTAAAGAAGAATAAGGAGTTGCACAAATTATTTTTGTGTTTCTGGTGCCTATAGAATCATTTATTCCTGATTGGTACCCTGTATTAATAAGTGCTTTATTTTTTATATACATTTGGATTCTAAGGGGAATATTTAAGTTTTCTATGTTAATACCTTTAATAAAATTATATCTAGTTTGTTCTAAAGGTACTTGACTATAATAGAAAAATTTAAGTTTTTTATATTTTTTAATTTCTTTTATTAGTTCTTTATCTATTTTTTCATCCCAAGGAACTTGATATTTTGGATTAGCTGTTGATAACATCAAGGTTCCAAAATCTTCTTCACCTATATATTTTTTAATTATTTCATCACCTAATTTTATTTCTTCTTCATCAAAAAATAACTGTGGCCTAGAATCTATTGATTTAATTTGATCATCATCAGCTCCAAAAAACCTTAAAAGCTGTTCTACTATTGGTTCCTCCTCATTATCAGTATAAACTCTATGATGGTCATGAAATATCATTCCTTTCATTTCACCAACATTAAATCTAATATCAATATATGGGTTATTTTTAAAAATTATCTCTGAGTTTTCCCATGGTTTATTCCAGACTGATTGGTTTCCTCCAGATGAAAACCAAAAATTAAATACATGTCTGTTCCATTCTGGAGTTGGGATAGCTATTTTGCAATTAGGATGTAGTTGTTTTAAAGCATAAGGAAGACCACTTATTACTCCCCAATCCCCGACTGAAAAAACAGTTCGAGAAACAGTTATTATTCCATCATAATTTTTTGGAAATGGAGATATAAAATCTTTAAAATAAAAACCTAATTTATCAACATTAACTCCTGATATTTTATCATCATTAATGTAATAAAAAGATGGTCTATTATCGTTAATTATTCTCATAGTCCTCCTGTTAATTTTACAGTGGTGCCATTAATATAATTATTTTCTATTAGATAACCAAGTGTATTTGCTATTTCTTTAGGTGTTCCTAATCGTTGAGAAGGTATTTCTTTTATTTTATTATTAATAAATTCCTCAGGAAGAGTATAAGTTAAACCACCATCCATGTATCCTAATTGAATACAGTTGGCTGTTATATTTTTTGATGCGTTTTCTAAACAAATAGTTTTAACTATATTTTCATAAAATGCTTTTGTAGCAGCGTATAAACTAGTTCCTATAACATTTTTTTCAACAGTAATACTTGACGCTAAAATAATTCTACCATAATTATTTTTTCTCATATAATCTAGAGAATATGATAAACATTTAAGTATACCTTTTATATTAATATCAATTTGTTTATCTAACTCATTAAAAGAATTAACATACTTATGTAAAAAAGAATTAAAATTATAATTAGAAAATAAAATAATAATATCTGGATTATTTGTTTGGAAGTAATTATGAATAGTTTCTTCATTAAAAAGATCTACTTTAGATGAACCTATGGTTTCAATTTTATATTTTGTGTCATCTAAAAAAGGAATAATTTTAGATCCTAATCCTCCTGTTCCTCCAAAAAATGCTATTTTTTTCATATTGTGTGATTTAGTATATTTTTATTTGTTAAATCTTTATCAGCATAAATACCTTTTGGGGTATCTGAAAATAATGGGGAATAGTAATGGTCACAACCCTCAAAATAAAAATGGGTGGCTTGAGCATACCTAGTGGATTTAGGATTTAAAATTGGAGCACCACCATGTAATAAATTAGATGCCCATATTAAACATTGTCCTTTTTTTCCAAGCCATTGTTTTCTTTTACCTTCCATTACATCAACTAATTGGATAAGAAAATTTTCATATTCATGATAATTATCAAATTGTTGACCAAACTCTGCTTTTGGTAGATTTAAATTTTGAAAATTATAATGGGGCCATTTATGACTTCCAGGAACAATATTTAATGGACCACAATCATCAGTCATGTCTTGCAACGCTGTCCAAGTTCCAACCATCCATCTTTCTGGTTGGGTATAAAAATGAATTGAGTCTTGATGAAGTGGTTGATTACTTCCATATAAAAAATTAATTGTTTGAAATGGAATAGCTTTTTTACCATATAATAACTCTAATGTTGATAAAAGTTTTGGATGTCTAGCTAATTCTAAAATATATGAATTGGTTTTCCATCCTTCAAATATTCTTGGAGATTCTGAGTAGTGGTATCTTGAGTCTTGAGTTGGTAGTTTTTTTAATTCATCAAATACTCCTTGTAATAAACTATCAATATATTCATCTGTTAATTCTAAGTCAATAACAATATAACCTTTTTCATTATATTCTTTTAATAAAGACTTTTCTTCTTCTGTATAATTAGATGATTCTAATAATTTATTAAAAAAAGGAGATTCAATCCATGGAATATCTAAAGCTGTTTTATTTTGTAAATAATTTTTCATATTAAAGGTATTTGAGATGTTGAACCTACAGAATATATAAATTCTTTAGGATTCTTTTCATCACTTAAAAAATAATATCTTTTTTGATTTGAGTGATCATTATAATTGATACATAAAGGAGAATAATCAGGACAATTTGATAAGGTTTTATCTTTAATACAAAACTGAGATGAAAACTGTGTTTCATAATTAGATAAAACAGAGTATGATGATCCGTTTAATTTATAATTTTCAAAAAATTTATCAATAGTTTCTTTAGAATAATACTCTTTCATTATATCTGTTGATGTTAATCCACATCCTCCACCACAATGAATAGGATGGTTTTGGGAAATAGGGGATAAAGATACAAAACTTACATTTTCTTTATTTTGTTCTAAATAATCTATAAAAACTTTAATATAATTGTTTTGGTAAATAAAAACATCGTCTTCACAAAAAAACCAATATTTGTACTTGTTTTGGTATTTAGAATAAGTATCTAAATAAGCACCAAATGAGCCCCCAATATTTTCTCTATTAATAACTTTTAATGTTCCATTTTTGGTTTTAATATTATTATATTTAGATAAAAAATTATCAGATGATAAATTATCACAGTTATTGACTATTAAATAAACATCTGTTGGATATCCATTTTCTAAAGATAACTCATTAAGAATCATTTCTTTTATAAATGAAAATGGGTTTTTTGGATTAGCATTATCTGATCTTCTATCCCCAAAATAGCAAGCTATTAATTTAGCACATTTCATTTTTGCTTTAAAAACTTAGAGTCTTTTGATAAGTTTATAACATTTTCTTTATTTCTGGATTTATGGAATTGTAAAGGATTTCCAATATATACTCCCCAAGGTTCTAAATTGTTTTTAGTATAAATAAAACTTTTAGCACCTACAGTACATCCCTCAGGTATAACAACTTTAGGCATTACCATAACATCAGATGCGATTCCTGAGTATGATTTAAGAGTTATGTCTCCTCTATATATTTTATTTGATCCCCAAAATTCATTTACTGGACCTGATTCTCCTGAATAATCTTCAGAAGCACAAAATAATTTAGATCCATATCCAATAAAACACCAATCTCCTAAAGTAATAGTATGTTGGTTTCCTCCTCCTAAAACAGCATGTGAACATATTTGAATATTATCTCCCGTTTTTAAACCAGTTGTTATTAAGGTAAAAGGATCAATTCTAACATTATTACCAAGATGTACTTTATCAGGATTAGTAAAGATTACATTATGGCCAATGAAAACATTAGTTCCATATGATCCTAATGTTTCTTTTATTTCTTCATTCCATCCTATCATAGTTCTGTAATTTTAAAAATTTCATGTTTAAAACCTCCCATAGCTATAAAATCCATATGTTTGGTAAGTTTAAGATTATTTTTATCTGTGTAATCTTGTAAATCTTTTAATTTTATATAACTTTGACTATAGTAGTTAGAATTAATATCTGATTGGAGATCACCAATCCAAGGAGTATCTGAGGTAAAGCAAGAAAAGATAATACTAGCGTTTTTATTATATTTAAAAATATTTTTAAGATTATCTAATATTTGTAAACAATCATCTATAACTAAGTGAGTAAATACAGAAATTAATATCACTGTATCTATTTTATTATTTTCTACAATTTTATTATAGTCATCTGTGAAACCAAAATTTACTCTTGGATCATTAAAATATTTTTTTCCTCTTTCAATCCAATCTGATCCCCAGTTGTTATTAGGTTCTAATCCAAAATATTTAAATGAGTCTAATCTCTCACTTATAAAATTAGATAATATACCTGCCCCACATCCATAATCAATAATAGAAAAATTTTCTTTAAAATCATCTCTTGAAGCATCAGTGAAACAAGACATTCCAATTGACGCTAATGGCTCAATATTTGTACCACCATAAACTTCAATAGGTGGGTTTTCATATATTGGAGGATTTTTTGTATTTACCCAATATTCATTCCAGTGTTTATATTCAAAATTATTCATTTTTACCATCCTTTTTTAATACAGTCTACAATATATTGTCTTTCTTCTTCTGTTATCCACCAACCAACAGGAATTGAAACTACTTTTCCTATTGTTTTATCTAATGTAGGTAAAGCGGATTTATATTCTGAGACGCAAGTATGTTTATCATTACGTTCATGGACTTGAGATACTACAATATTGCAGTTTTTCATATGTTTCATAAAGTTATCTCTATTATCTACTAATAAACTATAAATCCAATACGCTGAAGTTCTATCATTATGGCGTTCTAATAAGGTAACTCCTTTTACATCTTTTAAATTTTTATCATAAAAAGAGGCATTGTCTTGATGTTTTTTAATTATTTCATCAGCATGTTTTAGATTTTCAATACCTACAGTAGCACAAACATCATTCATATGAAATTTATATCCCCACTCAGTAATATCAGCCTCGCATCTAAAATCTTTTCTATTACCTTCTCTATCAATTCCATACCAACGAATTAATTTACCTCTATCATAAAGTTCTTTATGAGGTAATGTTAATACTCCTCCATCAATAGCTGTAATATGTTTAATAGCTTGTAAAGAATACATTACCATATTACCATGATTACCTAAAGATTTTCCTTTATAAGTAGAGCCAAATGAATGAGCTCCATCTTCAATAACTGCTGGTTTAAACCCATATGTTGATTTTGCTTTTTCTTGGATTTGTTTAACTCTATCTAAATCACTTGGATAACCTCCCCAATGTACTAATATAATAGCTTTTGTAGTTGGGGATATTTTACGTTCCAAATCATCTAAATCCATATTCAGAGTTTTAGGATCAATATCCACCCATTTAATTTTTAAACCGTTAGCTAAAATTGGAAAATTAGAAGCTGTACACGTTAACGCTGTAGCTAATACTTCATCTCCTGGATTAATTCCTGGCCATTGTTCATCCCAATAAGCCATGCCTTCAAAAGTTTTAGTAGTTGTTTTTGGTTTTTTTAATAAATGTAAGGCTAAATGTAAAGCAGATGTGCCTGAATTGAGGGTTAATACTCGGTCACAATCTAAAAAGTCTTGAATATCTTTTTCAAGTTGTTCTACTTTAGGTCCTTGACCAATATAACCACTATTTAATACTTTAGCAACTTCATCAGCCGCTGTTGGAGCCATATGAACTTTAAATAGTTGGATTGGAGTTTTTGGTTTTTTCATATTATAAAGTATTGTAAAAATTATTTTGTTTTTCTTGTTTTTCTATTGTTTTTGGATGTAATAAACAAAATTCATCCTGTGGCGGTAATGTAGCAAACGTTTTATGGCCCTCCAAGTTTTCATGAACTTTATTTTTCCATTTTATTGATCCATTGTTTTTATAAATCCTCCATTGATAATCAGGGAAATTTACTCTATCATTTTCATATCTCCAACCCCACTTGAGGATATGTTCCTCGGTGATACCACTTACAGTATTAATTCGAGGAACTAAGTATACATCCACTTCGGGGTTACTTTCTAATATACTAGGGAGCATATTAAGTAATTCTACTGAGGGTAATTCGTCAGCGTCGATTTGGAAGATATATTTTCCTTCACAGTGGTTGGCTAGTTCATTTTTATAACTAGCAAAATCTTTATTTAGTGGGTAAAACCAATGTTTGATTCCTCTACCAACAATCACACCAATAACATCATCAGTATGATTATCTTTATCTATTTGAACAACAATTTCATATTCAGGAAAAAGAGCTCTATCAGATAAATAATCTAATAGAGTCTCTAATTCCTCATGTTCATTACAAACTGTAATTGCTATACTAATCATTCAGGTAATAATCCAATATAAGACAAAGCTTCCATAAACTCATTTTCAGGATAATTTTGGAGGGTTGTCATATCCATTCTCCATTCATAATATTGATCTTTTTTTCCTGGTATGGGGTATTTTTCTTTATCTTCTTCTGTTACAGGAACTGCTTTTACAGCTGCCCAAGCCCATTGATTATCAGAAGTTCCATTTGCAAAAACCATTCCTTTTTCAAAAACATTTACTGTTGTTGGCATCCAAATATGATCATCAGCATCTTTTCCTAATAAATCTTTATACAATTCAGGAAGTACTTCAAGTTGTCTTTCATAAAATTCACTTCCTTCTTTCATTAATGAATTAGTTTGAAAACCACAACCATAACAGAAATAAGTTTTAATGTCTTGGTTTACTTCATCTACATAACAAGCGTCAGAACCACATCTGGCGCATACAATTAAATTATCCATTTTGTTCTATTTTTTGTAATTTAGGTAATTCTACTTTTTTTAATTGAGGTAATTCTAAGTTAACATGCTTTGGAAATTCAGGAATATATTTTGTTAAAATATTATCTGCTTTTTCTTTCATTTTATCCCAACTAAATTCATTTTTACTTTTATAAGCTTGACGTTTAGCATTATCAGTATAGTTTTTATAATTTTCAAATACATCTTTTAAATAAAAACCTATTTGACTATGGTCAGGAGAAAACCATACTGACTCAGGAGGTAAAAATTGATTTTGAGTACTTGGATGTATAGGTGTTAATTGACCTCCTAATAAACAAGTGAATTTAGACTCTAAAAAATCCATTTGGCCTGACCATCCAGAACATATTAATGGTTTTTTACTTAGAGTAAATTCAAGTAATGGGCGTCCAAAACCTTCACCTTTAGTTAAACTAACCATAGCTTTTACTTTTGGATGATTATACAGTTCATTCATTTCACTATCACTGAATTCACCATTTAAAAGATAAACATTAGGTATATTAACTGAGTTAACTGTTTTACGAATTTCTTTTATTTTTTTAAGAATTTCTTCTCTATCCAAATATGATGAACCTACTTTAGCTGTTTTTAAAATTAAAGCAGGTTTATTTTGTTTATTTTTAAAAGTTTCAAAAAACGCTTTAACTAATAAACCTACATTTTTTCTATCTTCACCTATATCACCTTCCATCCAATGTCCTACAAATAGATAAGCAAATTTTTCTTTAATTGAATTTAAATCAATATTTTTAATTTGATGAGACTCAATTACTTTATATACATTTGTATTTGCTCCTTCAAATAAAACTTCAACAGGTGTTTTAAGTTCAATAATTTCTTGAGTTTGATTAGTATTTTTATCTTTTTTCTCAAATTTTGATTCCTCAAATACTTTTTTAGTGTGTTCAGAAGAAGATAAAATCAAATCCATTCTGTTTAGACCCTCAATCCATTCTGCTGAGCATATATTACTTTCAATACCAGCTGTACATCCAATATTAAATTTTCCTATTTTTTGAAATTCATTTGGTACAGTAATTTGCATCCAAATATCAGGTTGAGGATTATGTTGGGTTGGGATAAGATTATGTTTATATAAAAATCCCCATTCAGGATTATTTTTACAAAAACCAAACGGAGTAGAACCCCATCGTTGAGGTATTAATTTTACCTCATATTTATCTGTTTCAATAATGGCTTTAACTAAGTCCCTTGAGCGAGCACCATAGCCACTGTAGGTATCATAAGGACAACTTATTACAAATAACGGTTTCATTAGTATAACAATTCGTGATTTAAAATTCTATTTTCAACTTCATTAGCATTTATTAATTCATATTTTTCTCTTGGTGTCCAAGTTTCAAATAATTCATCAAAAGCTTCAATAACTCTTTTACCCTGTCCCTCACCTGTGAATCCAGCTTCATCTCCTACAGCCCATTCTCTTCCCATCATTCCTCTAGTTTTACGTTCTTCAGGACTTAATTCATAAACTTCTTTAATTCGTTTAGCAGCGTCTTCTGATTTGCACACATCATCCCAGATATAAGGTGTTGGGGGAGAACCTTGTAATACTCTGGTAGATGGAAATACTGGAAATGCCCAACCACCGTGTTTTTTATAAGTTCCTTTATGATTAGAAGGAATTTCAGTAGTAGGTGTGAACCAATTTCCTTTATCATCCTCAAATCTCATTTGGTCTTGCATTCCACCTGTCACATTAGCAATAATAGGATTACCAGCTAAAATAGCTTCAGTTATACTTAATCCCCAACCTTCATTTGATGTTAATAAAATCTGAGCATCTGTACTATTATATAGTAGATTCATTTGTTCAGGAGATAGTTTTGTTATCTGATCAGTGAATAGAATATTATATTTTTCATCATCACAAAACAATTCAATAATAGCTTCTAAATCAGTACCATGATTATTTACTCGTTCAGTATGAAGAACTAAAGCACATTTTTTAGCCTCATCAACAGTTAAAGAATCAATAAAATATTTCCAAGCTAATATAGTATCAGGAATACGTTTCCTTTGAATATTTCTAGAATTAAATAACAAAGTAAAATCATATTCTTTATCTTTAAATAAAGATTTTTTAAACTTTTTTAATTCAGGATCATTTTTATCTAAAGGTTTAAACACTTCATGATTTAATCCATGAGGAATATATTTAATAATTTTTTTATCTGCTTTATCTCCTAATACAATTTTATTAATATTCACAGTTTGTTTTGAGATACCCATCAATAAATCACATGCTTCATAATATGGTTTATTATATAAAGGAGCAGGATAATTATCCCAAATATTCAAATAAGTAATAGGAATATTTTTTCTTATCTCATTTTCCATTTGAAACAACCAAACAAAATAACGTGGATCTGTAATTAACATTAACGCGTCTGGTTTTTCTAATTCTATTAACTGTCTAAGTAAATCTGGGTTTCCATATCCATCAACTGGATAAAGAATAACTGAAGCGTCTTTTAAACCTGTTGCTTCATTAGTTGATGGTGAAAGATCAAAACGTTTACCTTGTTCTGGATGTTTAATTGAACCGCCAATATTGACCCAATTAAAATGTTGACAAGTGTGTAAAATAATTTCCCTACCTACACCAGCAACACCAGAGGGAACTCTAATGTCATCAGTAATAAGCATAATCTTTTTCCTCTTTTCAGGAGGAAGATAAGCAAAACTTGAATTCATAATTTTTTTTAATCTTTAATTTCTAAATTATTGTGACTGTGTACTTTTTTTCTAAAATCTTCATCTGTAAGATATAAATGAATAGTGCGGTCAGCAAGTTTTTGTAAAGAAAATTTGTACTTAACACAAGCAATTTTGAAATTGTCAAATAACTCACTCTGTACTTTCACAGAGGTTAATGTCATATCTTTTTTATTTGTCATAGCTTTTATTTAATTGATAACGTATATAAATATATGTGGATTATGTGAAGGTAAACCCTTTATTGCAAAGATTTTTATCTTCTTTAAAAGGACAAAACATACAATTAAACTTAGAAGGGTTAGGTTCATATGCTTTATCTTTATAAGATCCATCATAGTTAAATACTTCTTCTATAAATGAAGTAATAGCTTTAGTTGCTTTATTAATTTTTACTTTACCACTTGCTGGTTTAAACTCTTGTACCCTGGATATAGGGTATGGTGAATCTTCCCATACTTTTCTTTTTACTATAAAAAATTCTACATCAATATTATCTTCAGAAACATTAAATTGTTGAGCAAAAAACTTTTTATATAAAATTAACTGCATCTGTTTGGTTTCATCTTTTTTGTTATAATCATCCCAACCTTTAGTAGATGTTTTAATATCTAAAATTTTAAATTTATTAGTTGGTTCATGATATAAAACTACATCTAAATATCCTTTGTAAAATACATTTTTATAGTTTGAGTGGGGATTTAATGTAATAGGAACTTCACATCCTACTAAATACCATCCTCGTTTCCCAAAATAACCTCCTCGATTCTTTTTAATAAAATTTATAATGGCTAATCCATCTTCAAAAAATTCCCTCATTTGGATTGAATCAGAGAAATGAACATTTTTATTTGATTTATAATCTTTTAAATAGTTTTCTCTAAAACGCTCCTCAAAATACTCTTCTATATTGATACGGTCCGCCTCAGCGCCACTAACATCGTATATAGTCGTTATATAATGTTGTAACGCCTCGTGTAACGAAGTTCCGAATGTCATATGAATAGACGATTCAGAGTGGTAATAACCGTCTTTATATTGGAGACTCCACTTATGAGGACAAGCAGTAAACATTGAGAACTGGCTATATGAAATTGATTTTTCAAAAGCGTAATTAACTTCTCTTAAGTTATGCTGCTTAATCTGCTTTACAACAGCAGGTATTTTTTTCTTTTTAGCCACCTAGTGTTTTTTTCAACTTCTCTAAATAAAGAATTCCATCCATTAATTCCTCTTGAGCATTTTCAATCCACTCAAGTACTGTAAAATCATCTCTATCTAAAGTGTTGTTATATTTTTCGTAACCTTGTTTGGCACGAACATTAAATTTATTAATAACAGAATTAACAATTGAATCAGGAACAAACCCGGTTTGTTTCTCATATTGTTGTTTAGATTTCTCTAAGGCTTTGATAAAGGAATCAGCATGTGTGACTCCATAAACATCACTATTTTTTGTCATTTAATTTCTTTTAATAACCTTTTAATTTCCTTATTGTCAACTCCTGATTTTTCAAGAATATGTTCTATTCCTTCTCGTTTTAGAAGATAAATAAAATCTTCAGCTTCTCCTAGAGACACAACATAGTAATCAGCTATGTATTTTAATAAATCATTGCTTGGTCTTTTTTTAGAAGACTTAACATACTTGAGGAATATATTTCTTTTAGGTAACATGGTGCAGTAGTACTTGTAGGTTTTTTCCTTTTCAGGATATGGGATTCTTTGGCCGTGATTAGCAACCTCAGTGTATCCCTCATACATACTTACAAACCGATGAACCATGTAAGAATTGAATGATTCTTGTTGATCTTTTGTAAAAGATGACCAAGGTTTTTTATCAGTTGTAATTTGTTTTAACCAATCAAAGATTGTCATTCTTATATTCTTCTCTTAATTCTTTAGGTAAAGTCTCAAGCAAAATTTCTCCTGTCTCAGCATCATAAAATACTGGAATTGGTACTAAAGCATCTTCATCAGCTCCAACTACAAAGCGAGATACTTTGCGAATAATAACTCCTTGATTCCATACTTTTTTACCAGTTGAAGTTTCTACAGGGGTTGTCTTAGATACATCTAAGTTAATGTTCATTTGATTATTTTTCATTGTTTTTGTTTTGTTTATAGTCTAAAATAAATCCTATTGCCACTACAATATTCATACCTATACTCATAATAACCTCATGTATATCTTGATACACAGTTGTCATTAAATGGACATGACCTACCATCCAGAAAGGTATGGCTAAGTTTTGGCTAATCCAAATTGTAGTGAATTTTAGGAATTGTCTCATAATACTCTTTTTTCAATAACAGCTAATATTCGAGAAATAAGAGCCATTATGTTTATTTCTTTATCAATTCTAAAATTAGAATGATATTGATATTCTTCAATATAGATAATAACCATACCTGCTTCAGTAGAGGTATATTTATCTACATTTTCAAATAAAAATCTAAATAGTTCTTCAAAATCACTAACACCAGAGTCAGCTATAATTTGTCTAATGTTATTAAATGATTTAGAAGTTGGTTTACATAATTCTTTAAGAATTTGATTCTTATAATTACTAGATACTAATACACTATTGTCTATAACGAATTTATCCTCTACTACACTCATTTGTAATGAGTTAAGCATTTTACGTACATCAGGATAAAATTGATTAACAATTAATTTAAAATCATCTGCTCCACAACTAATATTTTCTTTATTAAGAATGTCTACAAGATGCCAAACAATATCTTGTTTAGATGGAGGAACAATTTTAAGTACCTGACAACGTGATTGAAGTGGATCTATAATCCTTTCAATATAATTACATGTCAAGATAAATCTTGTTGTACGGGAAAATGTCTCAATAATGTTTCTTAACGACGCCTGAGCTTGAATAGTAAGGAAATCAGCCTCATCCAAGATGACAACTTTGAGCGGCTTAAAAGACGCCACAGACGAGAAGCCCTGGACCTTATCCCTAATAGTATCAATACCACGTTCATCGGAAGCATTAATATAGAGATAATCGCAGTCAAGATTATTAACAATGAGTTTAGCAAGAGTAGTTTTGCCAGTTCCGGCTGGACCATAGAAAATAAAATTTTGGATATCATTTTGTTCTAGGTACTTAGAAATAGTACCTTTTATTTGTTCGTTTCCTACATATGTAGAAAGATCATTAGAACGATATTTTTCAACCCATAATGAATGTTCTTTTTTAGTAATCGCCATATATGCTAAATTTCTTTGGTTCTGGTTCTTTGATTTCTTGTTCAGATGTTAATATAGCATATAATTTACCCTCAGCCAAACCTAATCGAAATGCTTTAGGTTTAACAGTTGCTACTTGAAACCATGCTTCTAAGGCGTCAGTTAAGGTGGGTTGAATTTCTTCAACCCCCTTCACTTCCCATCTATCACCTGGTGGCATTCGGTCTGCAATCTCTACTAATTTTTCTATTGTTTCTGTTTGCATATTTTTACATCATTCCCATCATACCTCCAAGCCCATCATCATCTTTATTTTCTTCAGGCTTATCAACTACAACGGCTTCTGTTAGTAAAATAGTACCCGCTACTGAAGCTGCGTTTTCAAGTGCTGTGCGAGTTACTTTAGCTGGATCAATTACTCCAATTTCTCTCATATCCCAAAAATCATCATCACTAAGATTAAAACCATACCAATAATCACCTCCTGTTGCTCCAGATAAAGCGTTATAGATATCTTCTTGTTCATAACCAGCGTTTGATAAAATTTTCTTAAATGATTCAGCACAAGCGTTATAAACAATTCTACCACCAATACTATTAAGATCACTAATTCCATTTCGAGAATGCAATAAAGCCATTCCACCACCAGGTACAATACCTTCTTCTAAAGCGGCTTTTGTAGCTTGTAAAGCATCATCAACACGATCTTTTTTCTCACGCATTTCAGCTTCTGTATAACCACCTACATGCACAACAGCTACACCACCGATAAATTTAGCTAAACGTTCTTGAAGTTTTTCTTTCTCATATGGTGAAACTGATTTATCAATTTGGGTTTGAAGTTCTTCAATACGTGCTTGAATTTTATCAGCATCTCCTTTACCATCAACAATTGTTGTTTCATCTTTACTTACAGTAACTACTCGAGCTTGACCAAACCAATCCCAGCTAAATTTATCAAGTTTCATTCCTTTTTCAGTACTAAAAACTTGTCCACCTGTTAGTGTAGCAATATCTTCAAGAATTAATTTACGGCGATCACCAAAGTCAGGAGCTTTAACTGCTACAACTTTCAAAATACCTCTTGCTTTGTTTACAATTAATGTAGCAAGTGCTTCACCATCAATATCTTCAGCAATCAAAACCAACGGTTTATTTTGGTTTGAAACTGCTTCTAGAATAGGTAACAATTCTTTAACTTGAGTAAACTTTTTATCAGCGATTAAAACTAAAGCATCATTCAAAGTAGTACTCATTGAATTA